GGGAATCAATCCTACTACATCTAAGGCTAATTGTAAATAATCAACCCATGATTCTGGTTGTTCCTTTACTGCATCTTCAGCTGCAGGTGGAGTCCATTTTGGTTTACCGTTTGGACCCATTTCAACGGCTCCATGGATTTCTTTTTGTCCACTTTCTTCATTATATAGAATAATACCATTATAACGTTTTTCTTCATCAACGCCATATTTCATTTCTTGGGCGTTATTTGTCGAATAAGCAGTGCCATTATCATAAAATCTAATATAGTCATCTCCAACAAATACTTCGTAATTTGCTTGTTTTCCAAACGGTCTAGGGTATGGCTTTGCTCCAACTGCTTTTAATAAACTTTCAAATTTTGCAAATTCTCCAGTCCATGGTTCGTCTGGTGTCCAATTTTTATATCGATCTGCCATCGATGCAACTAAAGGAGCTTCATACAGTAAACGATTTTTCAATTGTTTATTTTCTCGTAAATTATATTTAATAACAGCCATAATGTATTAATCCTAAATACTTTAATATAAATATGTTTATTTCCAAAAGAGTTGTACAAGTATCAAGCATAATGCTAGTACTAGAGATACCGCAGTTTTCATATTGATTGCTTCATCTCGGAATATGTATGTCATACACGTAAATATAAAAATTCCAGCTACAAATGATGTGAAGCGCCCGGGCCAGAATAGCCCACCGAATCCACTTACGCAATAACGAGTTGCTTCCATGAACAACCACGTTATAGGTACGCCTAAGAACATTAATGCAGTGCGATATGTTTTTGCCCAATCCCATATCAAAGGACCATTAACTTGTATCCAAACAATGATTTGACCAACAAGAAACATTGCAAATGCAAGAGCAATGTGTTTATAATTCATATTAAAGAGATAAGAGCATATCAATTAGATCAGGATGTGGATACATATCCACTTTTCCTCGAATAACATTGGTATGCGAATACATTCCTGGAGTTGATTCTGCTTTGCGAACATCTAATACATCAAATCCATCAGCACCTTTGGCTCGTACATATTCTACTAAACCCACGCGTGGATCGATGCTATATTTATTTGCAACAAACAAAATCCAATTCTTTAATGCTGCGATTTGTGCGTCAGAATAATTATGCCAATATTGAAATCCTCTAAAAGGTTTTGCTAATTTGATTACTTGGCTAGGATCTGCTGGAGTATTTACATATGTTTTGCCGTTAACTATTTGACCCATACAACATACTTCAATTGCAACTGAATTGCGATGCATTACAGAATTTCCTGTACCAGTATGCCATCCATATCCTCCGTCAGGAAAACATTGAATCAATTCGCCATCGAATTTAGCGTTTTTATTTGATACGTTCTGTCCACCTAAAATATATTCTGTTGCAACATTTCCGCGATTATCTCTAGCCCACATATCAGCTACTTGGTAAGGATTATCTCCTCCTGCGGTATGATGTAAGAATATCCAATCTTTTGGAACTGGACCTTTAAAATAAGTTCCTTCTGGCATCCAATATTTTTTAATGCTTAATGCATTTACCACTTCTAAATTCTCTGCGTTGTCAGTATTTAAAATACCCATTGCTGCCCATGTTCTAGGACCTACAATGCCATCAACCATTAAACCATGTGCTTTTTGCCATTCTCTAACAGCTGCTTCAGTTCTAGGACCAAAATCTCCATCTGCTGTTAATTTTAAAAATTCTTGTAACGTTTTTACTGATTCGCCTTTGCTACCTCTTTTCAATACCATAACTTTCCTTTATTTTTCGTCTCTATGACCTTTATGTAAATCTATCTTATCTAATATATCATTTAATAGAGATGACGGTATCCATCCTATCATTGAAGCATTTTTAAGTGCACTAATCATTTGAAATATGATAAATGGAATGATGATTGTTTCACTCAACCAAGCTGTTCCAGCAAATCCCTTTTCTACTAGAAGCAATACCGTTAAAAACAATGTCCAAACAAATGCAGTTCGTAAAACTTTAATTGCTTTGTATGTTCGGAAACCTTCTCGTTTTATTCCAGCTAAAACACCAAAAAATCCATCAATCATTACTACTGCAATTAGTGCTAAATATTGTTCAAAATTATCTAACGTTAGATTATAAAAATATGAGCAAATAAAAGTGACTGTGGTTGTAAATGTTAGAGCTAGTAACGGTATAGTTTTCATTCTTATCATATCCTTATTGTTTTGGTGTTTTTTCTTGAGCGATTTCCTTGATATCATTTTTATACGAAAATTTATCAACTGAAGCACTAAACAATGCAGCAATAACAATATATTCAATAGCAGAAATTAATTCATGGGATGGTGCAATTGATTTAGGATACAATGCATTAATAAACATCATTACAACCAATGACAAAAAGCCGAAGACGCCGATAACGCGCTTAGACGAAATATCTCCACTCTTCGAATCTGATAACATTCTTTGAAAAAAGTTAGCACTTTTCTTCATTATATCCCTTGCGGTTATTAATAACTTTGGTTTTCGTATTTTCATAAATAAATATGTTGTTCATTTCGTTTTATGAGATTTTTCTCATATGTTTGCATGGAATATATACTAATTTTAAAAATATCTATTTCAAATTCGCCAATATCACCTGATTCTTCTATGATTGCCGCAAGTTGTTGAATATATTGAAAATTTTGTTGTGTTAAACGAGTTGCATCAAATGCTACAATGATATCATTTTCATCTGATGGTGCATTATATTCAATATGCAATACTCGACGGGTTAGATCAAAACGTGTTTTAGGCTGTTCTTGTTCAATATAGTGAGATGTAATTACTTGCATAGCATCTTCTATATAGATTCTATCACACCATGGTTCTAATGCTTCTAATACAGGCAATGTGCAATTTCGAACTACAAATGCTATGTTGTATTTTGGAGCATTGCCTCTACTACCCCATTTCCTAATATAATTTCTATTAGATGCGAATTCAATAGCTTGAGTTCTTTTTTCATATTCTTCCGAAAAGCGAGATGTTTTACTGACAAAGTGATAACATATTGCATCTAATGCTGTAAAGCATTCCATGCCGTACATTTTCCATCTTCGTATCAAATCATCATCTTCGCAAAACATTGGATTGTATAATGGATCTAAACCACCAATATCGAGTAATGCTTTTCTAGGCATACACATAAAAAATGTAATACCCGGTTCTGTTTGATCTTTATAACGATTTTGTTCAAGTTCACAATATTCACGGAACGCATCTTTATCAAACGTTTCCAAAGACTGTCCAAAATCGAATATCAATTTACCAGGACGGGTATGATCTCCGAATATAGGTGGTTCTATTGTGGTATATGACACTACTCTGTCAGGAGAAACATGTTTTTCTAAATTTTCTAAGAATCCCGGGCCTAATACGATGTCATTATGAAGATACGCTACATAATCACAACTAGCCAATTCTGCAGCTGCATTAAATGTTTCCGAAAACGTTCTAGGCTCAGTTGAATATTCAAATCTAACATGATTATCTGCCAATGATTGCAACCATTCATGAGTTCCATCAGTTGACCCATAACTTACAAAACATATTTCTACTTCCGGATAAAGTTCACGAGTTGTTTCATAAAAATATTTGTTGTAGTCTAAATTGTTTCTTAAACCTACTAGGAGTGAAATATTATGTTTCATATATATGTTTTATATAATTGTATGTGCTGTTCAGCAACATATTTGCTATTGCAAAGTTCTTTAATGTAATCAGGAGCCGTTGTTTCGATTGATTGAATGTTGCCATGAATATCAATAATATACATATATCCAGGAACTCCGCAACTCCATCCTTCTAATGTAGTACGGCCTAATAAAATACCTGCAGTGAAATTCATCATTTGAACCATGTTTTCAGTATCCCATCGTTTATCTACATATTTGATATTAGGATGATTAAAATCATAACGACTTTCACTCATTATGTACAAATCCCAATCATTTTCTATGCATTGTTGAACTATATGCCGTACTGCATTAAATCTTATTGGATCTAATACCTCTCCAACAAATATCCCGGAATATCTTTCTAATTTTTCTGCTTCATTGCTATTAAATCGGCTTTGGTCAATTGGATTATAAATTAAAGAAACTTTATTTGTTGGAATCTTATAATCATTAATCAACATATCTGCAATTGGTTTACGTATTGCAATGTAATGTGAAATTCTAGGATCTAATACCGGATCTTCAGATCTGATTTCTGAATGTATAATACTAATGATTGGAGTATCTTTGAAATGTTCTAACATAAACAAATTAACTTGTGGTTGACTTGCTACTATTATATCATATTTTTCTGACGTATCCAAATTTGTTAAATCTAATTGTCGGACATGTTGCAATTTCAATCTCGTTTCATCCATCCAATCTATTTGTCGCAATGTAAATAATGTTACATCATGTCCTGCGGCATCTAGTTCTCGAGCTAATTCATAATGATAAAGCTCACTACCGCCTAATCCATTTGCATTTAAGCAACCTAAAAGTATTTTCATATTAACTTCCAATATATAATCTAGAAACTTCAAATAATACTAAACATTTATCATTGTGTTGATTATTTGTTCCTTCTGTGCAATCTTCATTTATTAAATAAATAGGTTTGAATCTAAATGGAGCTATTAATAAATTTAACGGTCTCCAATCTCCGTCATGAGATAAATCTCGATTTGAATTAATTCCAGTAAATGAAGTTGTTAATAAATATTTACAATTACTTTTAATAATATTTTCCAATGCCGACACAATTGTATTGTATGTCATATGAACAAAAACATCGCGGGCAATAATTAAATCTACTTGCGGTAATTCTGATTTTGTTAAATCTAAATGCATAAAATTAACATCAGGATATTTTGTTTTGTTTGCTTCAATTAGTGGAGCTACAATGTCACCGCCTGTATATTCTATATTAGTTTTATCAACATGTTGCATCCAATTATAATCGCCACATGGTGCATCTAATATAGATTTAATATCATACTTTTGGAATAAAAAAGGTAATTCTGTGATAATAGTTTTAGTTTGTTCTAATTCCGAGCCAATACCCGAAATGCTTTCATTACTATGCCATGCTCTAGTATTGAATATATTTGTAAATGCTTGTTCTAAATTTGTATCCATACTATTGTATAAATGAGTTTTTAACTTTAATGTTGTTAGGTTCTTGATTAATCACAAAATCATATAGATCTTTATCAAATAATTTATCTTTTCTGGCTTCTTGATCAACACGAGATTGAAATTCGGTATATATAAATTTTTCATGATGTTGATGATATACAAATGGCGTATCTATTGGGATAAATTGGATGCCTTTCCTTTGTAATCTTAAGACAAAATCAGCATCGCCATAATCTACCCCCCATCCATATCGTTCATCAAATCCGCCTAATTCTAA